TAGGTGTTCATCGCGTCCACCACCAGATCAACGCCCAGAAGATGCCGCAGAAGCCCAGGACCGCCAGAAACCCGGCGGTCTGTGTGAGATCTTCAGGGTCTCTCCCTTGCCCGCCCTTGAACGGCGGGATGTATGTGTCTTTACGCATCCTCCACCTCCTCGGTGTAGGTGTTGGTCGGCCAGACCTTGTCTCGAGCTTGCTTGATCAGCTCCAACGCCTGCCACACCAGCTCCTGCGCTTCGTTGACCTCGTCCTTGGGGAGGTCGTCCATGATGCGCTCGAAGCATAGCATGTCGGTGTCGGTCCACAGGGCGGACAGCTTGTCGTAGATGGAGCCGATCCGCAGACCGAGCTCGGGCTTGTTGATCCGATCAGCCATTGATGCGCTCCTCGCGGATCTCTTCCGCGCGATCGGCGTAGTAGGCTTCGCGAGCTTCCTCGCGCTCGCGCTCGGCGATGTCGGCGAGGCCGTCGCCCAGCTCGAGCCACTGGTCGAAGTGGGTGTGCGCCCGGTCCTGCGTCGACAGGTTGATCGGGTCCCACTGCTCGCCGGCCTCGTAGTAGGTGCCGGTGCCGGCCTCGTCGGTGACCTCGAGGTAGGCGTGGCCGGTGTAGCCCGGCTTGCCCTTCGGCCAGTAGTAGGCGCAGAGCTCGACCGTCGTCGTGTGCTCGACGAGGTAGGGGCCTTCGCCGGTGGTCTCGGTGTGCTCGTAGCTGCCTTGCTCGAGCAGGATGCGCGGTTGCGCGGTGTCGTTCGTCGTCATGGTTTGATGTGCGGCGCTATGGCCTTGCGGGGAATCTAGCAGAATGTCTCGGGTGAAACAAGCCCTATTCTTCGGGCTCGTCCTCGTCGCCGCGCAGCTGGAAGCCGATGCTGTCCGCGCCGCAGCAGCGGCACCGGTAGTGCAGCATGGGGCCTTGCACGCCGAGGAGCGTGAGCTCCCCGCCGCAGATCACGCCGAGGAGCGTGAGCTCCCCGCCGCAGATGGTGCAGCCGCTCATCGCTGCCCCTCCACGGTGCGGATGACCTGCACCACGAGGTTCTTGGCCTTGTGCGCCCCGCCCTTTGACCAGAGGTGGTAGGCGTTGCAGGCTTCGCGCTCGGTCAGAGCGTTCTCGAAGACCTCGCCCGTGGCGGCGTCCACGATGAAGTGGTTGCTCTTCGGGTATTCGTGGTTGACGGCGAACGGGGGGAACTGCTTCGAGACCCAGGAGCCCTCGTCGAGCTCGGTGACGAAGAAGGTGTGATGGTTGTCGGTCATGGTTTCGATCGGTCGGCGGGATTGCCTTGCCGGGGGAGTGTAGCATGGTGTTTCGGATGAAACAACCCCTCGGCTTTAGAAAAGTTCGTAGTGTTCGGAGCGTTCGGAGCGAACCACTACGAACCGTTGTCACCACTGGACTTGTGATAGATCGGAAAGTTCGTAGTGGTTTGCTACGAACACTACGAGCTGCCGCCGGCTTGCCGCGAACTGCCGCCAACTGCCGCCAACTGCCGCCAACTGCCGCCGGCGCGGAAGCGCAGCGGAAGCGCAGCGGAAGCGCAGCGGAAGCGCAGCGGAAGCGCAGCGGAAGCGCAGCGGAAGCGCAGCGGAAGCGTTGCGGAAGCGTTGCGGAAGCGTTGCGGAAGCGCAGCGGAAGCGCAGCGGAAGCGTTGCGGAAGCGCAGCGGAAGCGTTGCGGAAGCGCAGCGGAAGCGTTGCGCTTCCCTGCGCTTCCCGGCGCGAGACTTTCTATCCCTTGCTCTTGTTTCAGGTGAAACACTGTGGTAGGATCTGGGCATGACGTTCCTGTGCAACACCTGCGACGAGCAGCTCACCGCCGACACCGGCATCTGCGTTTCCTGCGACACCCACTTCCGCGCCCTCGAGGCTGCGGTCGAGAAGCAGGCCGCTCTGGTCGTCCGCGTCTGCGGCTGCCGCCGCCCCCTCCCCGCTGGCCGCGACGCCTGCGACTCCTGCGCCCCCTACTGCGACCACTAGTAGTTCTGGCGCGACACCGACCACCAGCTAGATTTGACAAGCGATGAAACTCAGAGACTACCAGCGGGCCGCGATCGACGGCGTCTACAAGTTCTTCGAGGAGGCCGAGGGGAACCCCTTGGTCGTGGTGCCGACCGGCGGCGGCAAGAGCGTGATAGCGGCGCGCTTCATTCAGGAGGTCTGCGAGACCTGGAGCGAAGAGCGCATCCTGGTCGTGACGCACGTCAAGGAGCTGATCGCGCAGAACCACGCCGCGCTGCTGCGGTGCTGGCCCGAGGCCCCCGCCGGCATCTACAGCGCCGGCCTGAACCGGCGCGACACCGGCGCGCGCATCATGTTCTGCGGCGTGCAGAGCATCTACAGCCGCGTCGCGCAGCTCGGCCACTTCGACATCGTGATCGTGGACGAGGCGCACCTGATCCCCGCGAAGGGCTTCGGCATGTATCGCACCATGCTCGAGGGCCTGCGCGCCATCAGCCCGAAGGTCCGCATGATCGGGCTCACGGCAACGCCCTACCGCACCGACAGCGGCAACCTCGACGAGGGCGACGACCGCCTGTTCCACGGCGTGGCCTACAGCTGCGACATCCCGCAGATGATCGACGACGGCTACCTGTCGCCGATCACCAATCGCGGCGTGCGCGCCGAGATCGACACGCGCGCCGTGCGGACGCGCGCCGGCGAGTATCGCCGCGACGAGCTCGAGGAAGTCGCCACCGCCGGCGACCTCGTGCGCCGATCGGTCGACGAGCTGCTCGAGCGCAGCGGCGGTCGCAAGAGCTGGCTGATTTTCGCGTGCGGCGTGAAGCACGCCGAGATGATTGCCGACGAGCTCACCGAGCGCGGCGTGATCAACGCGAGCGTGTTCGGTCACACATCGCACGACGACCGCGACCGATACATCGCGGCGTTCAAGGCTGGCGACATCACGGCGATGATCAACGTCGGCGTGCTGACCACCGGCTTCGACGCGCCGCAGACCGACCTGATCGCGCTGATGCGCCCGACGCAAAGCGCCGGCCTCTACGTGCAGATGGTCGGTCGCGGTCTGCGTATCGCGGACGGCAAGGACGACTGCCTGATCCTCGACTTCGGCACCAACGTGCAGCGGCACGGCCCGATCAACGAGGTCAACCCGAAGCAGCCCGGCACCGGCGGCGAGCCGCCGATGAAGAAGTGCCCCGGCTGCATGGCGATCGTCTTCGCGGCCACGACCGTGTGCCCGGAGTGCGGCCACGTATGGGAGACGAAGTCGCGCGAGCCCGGCCACGACCTCAACCCTGACGAGATCAGCACGCTGGTCTCGCGCGGCAAGACCTACGAGGTGTGGCCGGTGCGCGCGGTGGAATACACGCCGCATGATAGACCGGGCAAGTTGATGTCGATGCGCGTGACCTACATCAGCGGCGGCATCGTGCAGAAGCGGGTCAGCGAATGGGTCTGTTTTAGCCACACCGGCTACCCTCGACAGAAGGCTGAGAAGTGGTGGATCGCGCGCGGCGGCAACCTGCCGGTGCCGGAGAACACGCGCGACGCCCTGGTCCGGGTCAACCTCGAGGGCGAGCCGATTCAGCAGCCGGTGTCGCTCAAGGTGGACGACTCGGGCCGCTGGCCTGAGATCAAGAGCGTGACCATGCCGAGCAAGGAGGCGCGCTGATGCACGCCACCGCGCTCGACGCGGCCCTGGCCTACGCGAGCCGGGGCTGGCACGTCTTCCCTGTCGCGCCGTCGCCGAACAAGCGACCGCTGACCCCGAACGGCTTCCACGCCGCGACCACCGACCACGCGCAGATCGTGGCGTGGTGGACCGACGCGCCGAGCGCGCAGGTCGGGGTCGCCTGCGGCGCGAGTGGCATCCTGACTGTGGACCTGGACGAGAAGCCCGAGGAGGGGATCTCAGGGCTTGCGTCGCTGCTCGAGCTCGGCGCTGACGCCGACGAGTGCGCGCTCGTGATGGGCACGCCGCGCAGCGGCGGGCGGCAGATGTTCTACACTCACGAGGGCTCGAGGAAGATCGGCGTCAGGCCGGGCCTCGACCTGCTGGGCGACGGCGGCTACACGATCGTGCCGTCGCCGAGCTCGCCGGGCCGGTCTTGGCTGATAGGTGATCCGCTCGACCCGGACGACCTCGAGGAGCCGCCGAGGTGGTTGCTCGAGCTGCTCGCGTCCCAAACGTCCCAACCGTCCGGGACGGTAGCGGACGCCTCGGACGGACCCACAACCGCGCCGGTCACGCCGCTCGGCGACGAGGTGCTCGCGGACATCCGGGCCGCGCTCGCGGTGATCCCGAACGACGACCGCGCGATGTGGATCAAGGTCGGCATGGCGCTCAAGTCGACCGCCGCCGGCGAGCAGGCATACACGCTCTGGGACGAGTGGTCGAAGTCGACGCCGACCGGAGCTGTTCACCCGAAGTATGAAGCCCATGAACAACGCTACCAGTGGCAGCGCCTCAAGGTCCGCCAGGACAACGGCGGCGAGATCGGCCTCCCGACTCTGTTCTACGTCGCGCAGGAGCATGGCTACGTTGGGCCTGCTCATGACGATGGGGCAGACATCCGAACAGGCGGCGCGGAACAGGGGCCTGCTGCTCCTGTTGACCTTGACGCCCCTCTGCTTGCTCGCAGCTCCATTAATCTACTTGATTGGGAAGATGTGGCGACTCTGCCGCCGATCGAGTGGCAGATCGAAGGATTGATCCCGCGCCATTCCTTAACGGTGCTGGCCGGCGACACCGAGGCGGGCAAGAGCTTCTGCTGGATCGACCTCGCGATGCGGCTGGTCCACGGCCTGCCCTTCGCCGGCATGGAGGTCGAGCCCGGCTCGGTGCTCTACCTCGCCGGCGAGGGACAGGCCGGCATGGCCGCGCGCTTCCGCGCCTGGAAGCGGAGCCACCGTCACCTGGGCCTCGACGCCGGCGACCGCTACTGTGTCGTGAGCAGCGAGATCCCGGTCCTGAGCAAGCGCACCATGAACACGCTCCACGAGATGGTGAAGTCGGTGACGAAGTGGAAGGGGCACCCGCCGGCGATGATCATCATCGACACCCTGAGCCAGGGCCTCGAGGAGGACGAGAACGAGGCGAAGGTGGTCAGCCCGATCGTGCGGGGCCTGATGGCCCTGAGATCGCGCTGGGGCTCCTCGATCGGGGTGGCGCACCACTTGGTCAAGCTGGGCAGCAAGGGCCGCAGGAAGGGCGAGAGCGCGCCGGTGGCGACTCGTGATAGCATCCGGGGCTCGGGCGCGCTGACGCGCAACGTGGACACCGTGCTCGGGCTCACGACCGACGGCGAGGCGCGCAGCCTTCAGGTCTGGAAACAGAAGGACGGCAGCAAGCTCGAGCCGATCACGATGTGGCTGCACCCGGTCCCGACTGGCGGCAAGCGCAGCAAAGGCCAGGACGAGTGGAGCTGCATCATGATCCCCGATGGGTGCGGGCCGCTGGCGCGCGCGTTCGAAGCTCGAGCCGAGAAGCAGGAAGAGCAGAGGGTCGAGGACCCGCGCGCGCCGAACGACTTCGCCATGCGGAAGCACATCGACGCGATCGAGAAGGTCGTGGCGACGCTCGAGAAGATGGGCGCGGTCGAGGACCTGGGCAAAGGCATGAGCGGCCAGGAGCTCGTCGAGGCCATGGGCGTGCGCCGGGGCATCGTCTACGCGGCGATCAAGGGCGCGGCTCGAGAGGGGCAGATCCTGAACCAGGGCACCGCCAAGAGTCCGGTCTGGGTTGTCCCGAAACAGCCGGGAACAGCAGATTCAGCGGGGACAGCAGAATGAAAAGCTGTTCCCATTGTTCCGACCCTCGGGGACAGCTCGGGAACAGCAAGGGGACAGCGTTGTCCCCGCCCAACATCGGTGCTGTCCCGCTGTCCCCACCCGCCGCCCCCTAAAGGGGGCGGGTGGGACAGGGGACAGTATCCGATGGAGGGGATGCAGCAGTGGCAAGCAACTACCAGAAGCACCAGAAGAGTTTGAGGATCGTCGAGCGTATTCTCGACTTACAGG